GGAACTTCACAAGCTTCAGCCATTTGTTTAATTGACATTACTTTATTTGTGTATAAATATAAAACCAACTGACCTAAAACATCTTTCTTAACATTTGTTTCAAAAACGGCTGTATTAGTATCGTTTGCTATTTTGTCTTTACTTGCTTGGCTAAATCTTTCATAAGGTTGCCAAAGTTTACGACTTGGTTTATGTAGTTTCCAGATATTAATTTCTTCTGTAAAACCATCTTCAGTTTTGAAAGTAAATTTTCTTAATTCTCTACCTTCTTTTGTAAATAAAGATTTCTTATAAACATAAGGCTTAACATAACTTTGTCGTAAACTTAAACTTGGTGGTCTTGCTGTTTCTAAATACAGGTGCATTAATTGCCGTCCCGCTTTTAGAAAATGGGTATGAACAGGCATACAAAAGATTATAACTAAGTTTAGGTATCTTATACTTTGTAAGTTGTGTTTTAAATCTTTAACTTCTTGTTTTTGAAAGTCAAGTGAATCTGCAATTACTCCACCTTCGTCCGCAATTATAACTTTACCTTTTACTTCTTCTTTGTTTGGATTGTCTTTGTATTCTTTTAGTAAAGCGTTAAATTGTTCTTTGGTATAAACAACTTGTTTTTTTACATCGAAGTCTGGTTGTATAAGTTCAGCAATTCTCAGAGCAGTAAAACTTTTTCCTGTTCCAACTGCTCCACAAATTAAAATATTACAACTTTGATTACGAACATAAATTCTATCGTGAATCCAATTCATGATGGGTGTTTTAATCTTTAACCACCACTCTATTCCTGTATTGGTCTAGGTTGTACCGACTTAATAAAAGCCTGATTAAGTTATAACGTTTAAGATTGTATTTGTATAATAAATTCAAGTAGCTTGAATCATTAGCTAAAACTTTTCCTCTTGGTATCTTTGATTTTTGTTCTATAAATTCATTTCTTAAATCTTTAAAACGGTCTTCGTTACGGTTAGCTATGTAACCTAATAAAGTAGCTTCAGTCCAGTCAAGAAGATTATGTCCTCTCAAGTATAATTTAGGATTGGGTTCAGAAGTAAAACAGTTGATAGCACCAATGCTATAATAATTAATAATGTACCTAGTTTCTAATTTTGCATTTGTTGCTTCTGAGAAGTCTGGTACTATTTCCATAATAAAAAACGCCCCCCTTACGAAGGCAACTAACGGTAACGCTTACCTTAGGACTGAAACTCCTTGTACAAAGTTTCTAATTTGGCTTTAAAGACACGGGGGGCTTAGTTAGTCACAATAGAAATAATACTCTACTTTTATTTAAGTCTTTCTAAGTCCTTTTTAATAATCATATGATATACTGCTGATTAATTTATTTCTTGTATACAAGTTAAGTATTATAAACATAGTGCTTACAACTTTAGGAAAAAAATTATAAAATTAAATTTTTTCTAAAATCTTCTCTACAATCTTTGCATAAATATTGCTGTTCTGACCTAGAATACTTAATATCTCTAGACGCCATAAAACAATTCTGACATAACTTCTTAGCCATACTTTTTAGTAGCATCACTTATATAAAAGTGCAACTATTTCTTTTATCACTTGAAACTTTCTGTTATATCTCTGGTCAAAGCCGTACTATTTTGTACATAAAACACCGACATATTAAGGGTCTTATGCCCGAGCCAGCCAGCGATTTGATTTGCTGAGTGGCCAGCGTTAGCAATTTCAGTAGCTCTAGACTTTCTGAAGGCATGGAAAGATATAGGATTGTCCACACTCTTACATATCTTCTTTAGTTTGTAATAGAAAAAGTTGTATGCTTTTTTGTCTTGAATATCAAACAGATTATTGTCTGCAATTCCCGCCTTTACCCTAACCTCTCGGTCTAAAATATACCCCTCTACAATGTCCATTAAAAATAATCCTCTAGGTAATTTTAATTGTCTTACTGAGTTGTCTTTTCTCTTAGCATTACGAATTGTTATTGTTAAGTAATCCTCTTCAAAAATAAAGTTAGAAGTTCTTAACCTGAGGACTTCAGTAAACCTAGCCCCAGTATAATACATTAGAATAAAAATAATTTTAGTTTGTTTTAATTCCGCGTTGTCTACAAACTGTTTGAACTCTGACTTAGTTATAACCCAGTTATCTCTTTGATATGAATATTTACCCATCAATACCCCCGAATTTTTTGTAAAGATATGAACCTAGAATCCAAGCGACTATACCTACGAAAGCAAAATCTACTATTAATTCTTCGAGAGCAACACCAATTAACATTATTTAATCACCAATTTACCTGTTCTAAAATTGTAGCGGTATAATCCTTTGTAAACAATTTTCCGACACGCGTAACATCTACCCGTTTTTATTCTAAAGTGATGTACCCCTTTTCTAACGGGACACATCTCTTTATCTTTATCTTCGGGTTTCATCGAAATCACCAAATATTACAAGGATACCTAAGCAAACTGTATAAGCCCAAGTACAACTAATTACTAAACGGGTGAAGTCGGGGTTATAAATCATTAACGCCCCACCCAGTAATATACTTAGGATAACTAGACTTAATTCACTAGCTTGTTCTTTGGCTCTGCTCAAGTTTCAACCTCCTATCATACGCTATCGTAATCAATTCTTTTAGCTTTAATAGTTCTTCTGGTTTAAAATAACGCGTTTCTTTATATTCTTCGCTATCCGCATCATAGTACCGCTTTTCTATTTTAAAGCTGTACGAATTGTACTTATTTCCGTTTTTAGATTCTTTTTCACTTTTCCACCCGCTAACACGGATTCCAGCGTCTCTACATTCTATACATGGTTTATTTGACATTATGATTTTTTACCCATTGCTTTACAATCTCCGCTATAACATTAACCGTAACTGCATTCCCAAGTTGCTTATATCTTTGTGTATCTGAAACGCCATTTGTCCAATTATCAGGATAACCTTGCAACCGTTCGCACTCTTTCGGAGTTAAACGCCTTAATTTATTTTTAAGAACTAAATTTGGTGGTTCTTTGTAATGTGTTGCTTGCAGTGTTGGAGCAGTTGGTTTGGGAGTATAATCCCTTAATTTTGGATTTATAACCATTGGAACATTATTCCCACCCGTTCCCATTTTCTTTGTTAAAGTTGGACTTATCTTACCCTCTCTAAATCCTTTATATCTGGAATCAAATCCTTTACGGTCATAAATTTTAGTTTCTCGCTTTACGGGAGGAGCAATACCTTCCGTTTCATATATTCTGTCGTATTCTGGAACTGGTTGAGCTTGTCCCGTGTGTGGAGTGTGGTTAAAAACAGCCCCTCTTTGAATCCAATTCATTCCAATTTTTCCCACTTCTTGGTTTGCAGATAATTCTGAAACCTCTGTTGCATTTTCTCGGAAAGGTAATATTTCTGGTCTGGGTTTTCCTCTAAGATTTGCGATAATGAAGACACGTTCGCGGTTTTGGGCAACTCCGAAAAATTTGCTGTTAAGAACCAGCCATTGATATTCATACCCCAATTCTTGAAGCGTTTGAAGGATTTTGGTAAAAGTTTTCCCTTTTTCGTGATTGAGTAACCCTTTAACGTTTTCAAGGAAAAGATATGGAGTTCCTTTAGCTTTAGCAATTCGCATAATTTCAAAAAACAACGTGCCTCTGGTATCCTCGAAACCTCTCCTTTTTCCAGCGATTGAGAATGCTTGACAAGGAAATCCTGCACATATAACATCGTGGTCTGGTATGTCGGCTTCTTTAACGGTTGTAATGTCTGTTGGCTCGTAATCTGTTCCGAAGTTTTTGTTATAGGTTTGGACTGCGTATTTGTCGAAGTCGTTGTAGTAGACGCATTCCCAATTATTATTGGAACATGACCGCCACCTTTTCCCATTGCACTTGCAAGAGTTGGACTTAAATCCATCATTCTTGCAGTATTCTTTTGAGTTCCGCCAATTACAATTAGTCGCTTTTTCAATACCACGTGAAAACCCTCCTATTCCTCCGAACAAGTCTATATATTTCATATTCCATGCTCCTCCTCCTCACAAGATTTGCAACACTTTCCAAGATTAACGCAAAACTCTGTTACGTCATTCAAACCACAATTATTGCATTTCACTTCTTACTCCTCGCAAACATGTCTCTGACTTGTTCTTCTCTTTTTCTTCTAGCCATTTCTACAAATTTATCTAAAACTATTTCTCCATCTTCTATAAGTTTTCTTCTGGCTCTTAAAATACTACCTACGCTTACCATATTTTCCCATTTGTAAAAAGGTGTTGTGTTTGGGTCAATTACTCCCATTTTTAGTAAGTATCTGTACTCTAACCATTTTGGGTTATCCCTTGAGGATTTACAACTGACCAAAATATTATAAGCAATCTCTTTAGCGTTTTTCATCTTTCAACCGTTCTACATCAGCCATCAATTTAACTCTAGCGTCAATATGTCTTGACATGGTTAATTGCATTCTTTGAATTTCTTTTCTTAATTCGTTTATATCGGTATTGGTTTCTGCTAAATCTTCACCTTCTTCTATCTTTAACAATTTAATAATACCAAAACGTAAAGCGTGTGACCATTTAAGGTTGGCACGTTTTGCTTTTTCGTGTAGTTCAGCGGGTATTGTTGTAGATATAATTATACTAGCCATTTATTCTTTCACACTCCAAATTGCTAAATGGTGTTCATCTTCGTTATACTCACCATTTAATCCATTTTCCATTGCTACCTTGAGTAATGATAACATTGTTTGTTGTTCCTTGTTTTTTTCTGATTTCATTCTTTTACCTCAGACCGTAGTCGGCTTCTTAACTTTTTGAGAGTGTCGATTTTAACAGAGTTTTCAGTTAACCACTCTTGGCTTTTCTGATTTCTGAACCGAACAAAATATAACTCATCTATTTCGTTATTAATTAGTTCAATTACTTTGTTTAATTCTACTGTCATACCACTTTGGGTTGTTTCAGCTTCTAAGGTTTGTGTCTTTTTCATACTAAGTATATATATTCTTTCTTTATAATACTTTCGATAATACAGGATACATATTCTTATCATAATAATAAATAGAGCAATAAGCCAATATACTACCTACCACTTTCAATATATACTTTGAAAACGCTATACGAGGGGAATAGTGGACAAAAGACCCACGAAGAGCCTAAAGGCTCTCAGTATAGCGATTAAATCTTATCAAAACCTTGTTTTTCTTTCAAATATCTTCGGGCTATTGCTTGTTTTTCCTCATAAAGTTGCTGATATATTGCCTTAAATCTAGTCCAATTTGTTACAATATACCAAGTAGAATAGCCACAAAAAACAAAAGTAAGTATCAAAATCCAAGTAAGAATGCTCATATTCGCAAAATCCCCCTCAATGAAGTAGTTAATATTACGGCTATTATGAGTCCTATAAGTAGCAAATTCAAACTAAACCCAGAAGATAAATGCATACTTATTATTCCAAGCCCAATTCCTAAGAAATACCCTAACTGAAATTCATTTAACCAACCCAATGTATCTTTCCTAAATTTATTTAGTGTTGTCATTCGCCAAAAATATCCTCTCTTTTAATCTCTCCACGCTTTGCTTTACCAACTAAATGCCAGTATAAAACTATCGGATATAACAAGAAACAGATACCTACGAACAGCCCAATACCCATACCCCAAGAAACTAATAACATATTCATTTTTTTGTCTTCCTATACATTACTCGTGAGAACTTACACCCACCGTTTAACATCATCTCAATACTATTTAATTGTTTGTTTTTAGAATCGCCATAGAATTTTGCAACCAATCTGGCTTCTTTCTTATTTAGATTAGATTTATTTAGAATTTTATACGCAGAAACTAAGTTCTTAACCCCTACCTTTCTCTTGGAACTTAGGTGTAAACCCCGCTTAGCGTTTCTTTTAGCTGACGTGGGTATGTAATACCTTACCATTGTTCACCTATAACTTGCCTAACGCCTTCTTGCTATTAGAAATCCATCTAGAAAATCTATTCTTTTTCTTACCGTACGCACCTTTCATATATTTTTTATATTTTTTCGCCATCTTTATCTTTTCCTCCTCACTTTAACTACTCTTGCGTTTGCAGGTTTTCTTCCGCCAATTCGTTTTGTATCTTGACTTGTCGCAAAGTTTAACCTCCTTGCGTGAATTTCTGCTTCTCTTTTTGTTTTAAATGTAAAACTTGTTGTTGTTCTTGGGTTTCCCCTCGCCCTTGTATTAAATCTTACTTTATAACCCATCTTTATCTTTTCCTCAATCTCCGAATCTCTGCCTCAAGGAATTTTGCTTCTTGTTTTGAACTTGCACCCATTTTACCTGCTCTAGCCATTTTAAGTTGTCTTCTTAATTCCTTAATTCTGGCATTTTTAATTATTGTTTCTCGTTTCGCCATCTTTATCTTTTACTCCAATTTTTCTTCATAGATATTAAAAGTTTTGGGTCTTGTTTCTCTGCCCAAGCTCTAAATTTTTTTGGGTTATTGACCGCCATATCCATTAGACCTTGATTAATTGCCATGCCCCGTTTTGTTTTTCTTTTCGCCATCTTTATCTTTTCCTCTTTTTGAATTTTTTTACCCAAGCTAGCGCTTCACTTCGTGTTTTGACAAAAGGGCTTGTTCTTGTAACTCGACCTCTTTTACCTGCGCTTGCTTCCCAAAATTGAACCTCGTATTTTCCTTTATTCTTTCCCTTTATTCTTCGATAAATATCAATTTGTTTGTTGTCCTTTGGAATATTCCAACCCACTCCTTGTGTTCCTTTAACCCAAGTTGATTTATTGCTAGACTTTAATATTTTCCATCTTTTCATTTTATCTTTTCCTCAGAATGTAAACTTTACGTCCATTTCTAATTACAGGTTTATATCGAGGATTACCTTTACGCTTCGCACCTCGTCCACGTTCCCAACCTTCTTTAGACCTGCTTTTATACTCAGAAACTTGCCCCTTTTTATTTCGCATCTGACTTATTTTTCTTTTCGCCATCTTTATCTTTTATCCTCATTGTTTATTAATGTTTGTAAACTATTCATAAAACCTCTTGGCTGTTGTTGACTTCTTTCTTAAATAAATAACCCATTGGTTGCCTTCTTTTTTAATTCTTGTTAAATAAGCCCCTGACTGACCGTATAAAAAAGCTCGTTTCTGAGCGTCCTCTTTTCTTCGATAACCTCGATACCTTTGCCATCTGAAAGTACGCCCTATTGGTCGCCATTTCCAAATACCGTGACCTGTTGATGATGATGCCATGAATATGACCCGCTGTATCTTGTCCACAACGGGTATGTTCCAACTAGGATTTATCTCCGAGTTGCAAATCCTGCAATCAGGAATAGTACAACGCTCATAACTGCAATTAATGCAATTAATCCAAGATTACCTACAACGTTTGTGTCAATAGCGTTTTGTCAGTTTTGTTACCGTAGATGAGTTTACCACCTACTTCTTACAGTTATTATTCCTGTAAGCTCAGACTATCTTTTCAACTCTTTGAGTTGGCGCGGTCTCTTGGATACGTTATATTCTCTTTCGAGTTTCAGTATCTAGTCGTTGCGTGTGTTAAGACCTTTTAAAGTCAAAACTTCCCTTCGGGTTATCATTTCAGACTTTCCCGTTTTTTCCGCACTCATTATCTCACTAATCACTTAGTAAGACGGCAATTTACTTACCGTTATTGTAGCGTTGCTTGCAGTTGTTCCAGCCACCAATGTGCCTTGGATAGATGCCAAAATTTGGAATCCTACTACAAGTACTAATGCTACGACAACTACGTTTTGTTTCTTACTGTGGCTTTTTATCCTCAGCTTCTTACAGTTTCCTGTAAGTCCAGCATACCTTTTCATCTACTAGAGATGTCGCGAACTCGTGGACGGATTATATCTTTTCACCGTCTATGCGTTGCCCCTGAATATACTTAGTATATCCTTCGGTTCGGGTTATCTTAGCTTTCACCTTAGACTTTCCCGCTTAATTTCGCGATACATTTAGTTATGTCGCCATAACTAACGGGCTATTTTCGTTCACCCTATTGTCAAACTTTGCAATGTCAATGTGTTACCCTACGGGCTTTTTATCCCATAGTTCTTATGGTTTCCCACAAGTTCGGCATACCTTTTCATGTACTTGACATGGTGCGGTCTCTTGGGTGGATTATATCTTTTCACCACCTATGCTCTGCCCCTGAATATACTTAGTATATCCTTCGGTTCGGGTTTTCTTATCTTTCGACTTAGAGTTCCCCGCTTTATACCGCACTGATTATTTTAAATGTCACCATCTAAAACGGCACGTTAATACCTAGTTGTCCCTTTTTGCTGTTAATTAGTTTGGACAACATAACCAAGATAGTTCTTGTTGGTTTAAAAAGGATTGTTAACCCCCAACTTCTCTCATCAATAGGATTATTCCGAGTACAACTGCCCCAACTAAGTAAAGAAGGCTAGATGAACCGATATAACCACCGACTAGAAGTAGAACCGCACAAAAGAAACAAATTAAACTTGTAGTAGCCCACGCTACCGCTGTGCCAATATTCGGACTTGCCCTTAACCCGACAAATAGGATTAGGAAGAACCCAAGTAGGAATACATTAAAGAAATTTGGGTCTACGCTAACTACGTAACTCATGTAATCTCCTGAAGTGTTTACTGCATTTGGTAATGGATATGCCATATTATGATGTTAAGTTCCTGTTGAAGAAGAACTGTAATAATAGAATAAATAGTATAATACTACCTATTAATATTATCGCTGAACCGAGTAGGCTTCCGAACTCTCCAAACGGTGCTAAGCTAAGTAAATCCTGTATAATACCCCAAGTACCCGCAATACCTTCTGTAATAAATGAGGTACTACTTTGCATGGTACTTAGTGTAGGATTTGTGATATTGAAAGTTACATTAGCAACTTGTGTAGCATTAGTAAAGTATTCTAAGCTGGTATAATTTGGACTCATAATGTCCGTCCCTGAAATATTAGTATTGAAAGTAGTCCCGTAATTTTGATTAGCATAACCGACTGTATAACCTAGTCCAGATATTACAAGAACTAAAGTTAGGGAAAACATAATTATACTCGTGAAGTTTAAATTTCCTTTTTTCATTAGTCGACCCTCAATTTAGCTATATAATAAATTAGGAACATTACCAACGCCCCCGCTATCCATAAGAACTCTTCGGGAACATTTAGTACGAATTTACTAGCTAACCATAATCCTGTAACGCTTAGTATTAAACTTAACGTTGCACTTTGTGAAGCTACACCTATTGTAGCAAATAATACAAGTATAAGCAATGCGTACATTAATCCATCACTTTTACTAAAGAAAGTATTTAGCGTGGCTACTTGTGAATAGCTTTGTTTAAACACTTGAATATTAGCGGGTAAAACCTTACCCGTTACGTTTCTTTCGGTAAACCTGCTCCACCCGTAAACCGTAAAGTCATCATTAGGATAAGTAGCACTGTAATCAAAATACCAAGTTCCTGAAAGATTATTAGTAGTTTCATACGTTATTTCTTGATTCAGTCCACCTGTGGTTTTATAAACATAAATAAAAGACCTATTACTCGTACCCCCGAAATCTGTAAAGTTATAATTTAAAATATCTGTTTCACCATCAAAGCTTACATCAATAATATAACAGCTCTGTATTAAATCCACTGAAGTTGGCGGGTTATCATACGGCGCTCCACTTGGATTATAAACCGAAGTATTACAATTTACCGTCATTAAAAACAAAGTGCTGTTAGTATATTCTCCATCACTTACTGATATATTAATTTCTGAATTACCAAACGCAATAGGTTTAGCCGTGATATTAAATACTTGTGCTGAAGTGTTAGAATAACTAAAAGTCCAATTAGAAAATAAACTTTCATCAGTAAAACTAGGTGTATAAATTAAGTCGGTAAATAAGTTATCAATGTCTGTAACATTGAACCCAATACTTAACGTTTGATTTGATACCATTGTTTTATCGTTTATTGGTGTAATGCCTGGTGGGTCATTGACGTTTAAAACTTCAAGATTAAATGTGGTACTGTTAGTTAATCCGCCCGTATCAGTTACGGTTACGTTTATTGTTGTGTTTCCGAATTGGTCAGCAATAGGTGTTAAATTTAAATGTCGTTCTCCATTTGTACCACCTAATAAAATACTTGAATTAAGGACTAAAGCTTCGTTACTGCTCCAAGAAGTTACTACTAAAGTTGCTGGTGCGTCCTCATTATCAGTAACATTAAATAAAACATTCTCTAGTGATGTATCTTCAAATATTACTTGATTAGCAATATCTGTTATTTGCGGATAAGTGTTACTCGGAGCATAAGGATATTGTTGGCTACTTGTTGGTGAACCGCCATTATATAAATCAATTATCTCTGCCCCTGATAAAGTGCTATTCCAAATACTTAGTTCGTCTAGGTCGCCGTCCCAACAGTCTGACCCGCCATTATGACAACCTACATACGTAGTAGTAAAATCAGTCGTACTTAATGTTTGGGTATCAAACGCTATCGGGTTACCATCTAAATATAGTGTTTGTGCTGTTGGTGTCCAAGTCATTGTTACCATGTGCCACGCCCCTGTCCCAACTGCACCCATTGTATTACCAAAAACATCAACGTTATCTATCCGAAAGTTATAAGCCCCTTGATTTCCATACCAATACATAAAAGTTCTTGCTGAACCGTCATTAGCATCAAAAAACATTCTACTACCTACGCCCTCAAAATCAGTATTAAACCAAACATTAACGCTACCTGAACCACCCGTTGTTATAGTTGTAGAAGTCCAGGTTCTATCCCCGCTGTAATCTTGCCCAAAATTTATTATTCCTGGTGCTTGTACGGGTGCTGAACCGCTTGTAATATCTGCTCCTGTTGGTGTACTATCGGCATAATTAAACCCGCTATTTTCTAATTTATAATAAGCTTGAGTATCACCCGCAGTAAGTCCTAAAACTGAAGCTGGTAAAATTAAAAGCATTCCAAGAATTAAAAATAGTCTAGTTAGTTTCATAGTCCACCCCCGTCCTGAGTGAACAGGAATCTTTTACCGTAGAGTATTACAATTAATATCATTAAAATAATTGTAGTAAAAACAGGTAAGTTAGAGAACAACTGATTAGTTAATGGCATCTCGGCAACCATACCTGACATTGAAGGATTATTGATAAAGCTTTCCCACATATTACTTATTGGAACTGATAAGAACCACATTATAGTTCCCACTACTAAATAAATAACCGTCCATATAATATTGGTGGGTACAAGAATTGCCGATATTAATAAAACTAAAAGCAGTCCAATAAAACTTAAACCTACCATTGTATCACCCATCTTTGCGGTTTTATCTATACCACTATTAACTGTATTATTGATGTGAGTATTAGACATATTCAAAGTGCTTTCAGTTGTCAAACTGTTTTGGATACCGTCACCAACTTGCCACATAACCGTAGCAAAGATTGCAATACCAAAAAGTGTAACCAGAAAAACCATTAAGTCAGTTACTTGACCTTTCTTATTTTTTAGTTTTGAATATACCATTAATTTCCTTCTCAAGTTTATCTAGGTAATCGTTGAAATCTCGTTTACCAAACAGAGCATCTTTAACTATTAGTTCTAATATTTGAACTTTTGGGATACCTGTTTCTTCACTTGCCTTCTTTAACAGATTGTCTGAGCTTATATAAACTCTTGTCAACTTAGCGTTTTTATTCTTTACCAACATTACTAAACACACCGATTACATAAAAGAACAATATGATTATTGTATAAATAGCTAAAATATAAGTGAACCACATTCCGAGAGTTAAGAATACGGTTATGATGTCATTACCGAATAAGAAAAAATTACTGAACAAATCAGCAACATAACTAAACACACCAAAGAATAAATACCATATTATTAAGTAATGTAATTGTTTTTCCAGTCCCATTCTACTTAAATTAACTTCTAGTCTAACCACGTTTACCCCCTATAAACCAAAGAAAACCTATAAGTAAAAAGATACCACCAAGTAAAGCGTTACTTTGAATTGCCCCCGTATCTGAATTTAAATCTGGGTTAATATTTACTGCGTACTGATAAGGAATTATACAAGTTGTACCATTAGGAAAATTGTCAGTATAAACTTTATAGGTTGCGTTGTATTTATGCGGGAAACCTTGCGATGTACTATCTATCGGGCTTATATATTCAAATTCGTTTCTAGTAACACCATCAGTAACAGTAAGACTTGTTAAATCGTAAGTATCATTTACCCAAAACACACTATCATTATATTCAATCAATAATTCAATTTTTGTAATATTATTTCCAATACTACCTACTTGGTGACTCAAAGATGTTTTCTTTTGGTAAATGGTTCTATCTATCGGTGTGTGTGGGTCAAATACTTGGTAGTTAGCATCTGGTTGACCTGTAAATACGCCCGAATCGGCAGTTTGACAACTATCGCTTAAAGAATAAGGATACATAAACAGACTTGGGTTTCCTAACCCCGTCCATGCTACACCGTCATGATATTGACAAGCTATATGCCAAACACCTTGATAACCCGCAGTTATGTTCTTGAAAGTAACCTGACCCATTGTATCCGCAACGGAAGTAGTTACTTGGTACATTGTTTCGTTGCTTGTTGCTGGTGGTAGACCTGGGTGTATAACCTGGTCAGAAATCGTACATTCCCACGCAGTAGCTACGCCACCTGTTGGTGTAAATTCTAAAAAAGGTTGGTTACTTAATTGTATCCAGCCTGGTTGCGGTGCTACGATGTCTGGCGGTTGAGCCATAACAGGAATTAATAAACTTAAAAGAATACCAGCAGTTAATAATAAACCTCTGACTAATTTGAATGTCCTTTTTGCCTTTTTGTGCTTTTCTTTACGCACCCAAAATTTTGTTTCCATATTGAATTAATAAAATAACCATTAAGATTTGAACGAACATAACCGAGCCAAAGAATATTTGCATACCATATTTATCGAGAAAACTCTCAACTGTAAATAATTCTTCTACTTGTGTATCCATTAATTCGCTTAGTCTATCTTTACCTACGTTCTTTGCAACAAACGCAATGGCACTCCCGTCCTCTCGAACTACCATAGGGTTTAGCATTTCATACTTATTAATCTTTGTCAACACTAAGAAACATTGGTCTTTAGAAAAAAACCCTCTTTTACCTGAGGGGATAATATATTCTGAGTTATAATTATTAATAACTACTTTAGGTTTCTTTATAGTAAATTCGGGCTTACCTGTTTTCTTATTTGGTATTAACCCAACTTTATATTTCAACTGTTTAAACCCTGCGTGAGTAGGTACAAATACAGTAGCTATTGTGTTGTATCTACCCCCTTTTAGAACAAGAATTAGTATAAGTAAAAGACCACCAATAATAAGAATAAACATTGTAGCTACAACAAAAGTCATAACTGAGTTTGCTAAACTAGATGCTCCTGAACTTGATGCTAAACCACTAAATCCTTCTGCGAATGCCATTATGTTATATTAATCCCAAAAATTCTTTTCTTTTGTTTCGGTGCTTGTTGGTTTGTTATTTCTTTGCTTTGAACACTTGTAGTAATTGCTGTACGTTCACCACCTTTATTACTTCTGTTAAGATTGATTGTAGTATAAGTTCGTAGGGTTTCCCATATAGCTTCTATATCACTTTGATGTAATTCCCACCGTTTTTGATTAATTGAACTTAATAATTGACGCTGGACATTTTTCATTGTTGTTTTGAGCATCTTCATAATATATTCTGGTTTAATATCATTGAACGTAGCCGACCTAGAAAAATAAGGACGTAACTGCATCATAATAGCCAACACCCCATCGCTATTAAGTAAAGCCCGACTATATTTACTTTTCACAATTTTGGCGTTGGCTTCATCATATACTTGACCTGATAAAATTAAATATATCTCTTGTAAGTCTGCGTCCAGTCTTGAATATTCTAATAGTGCTTGTGTGTTTGGACTTTCATAACGAGTAGCTTCGGTAGAAATGTCGCTAACCTCTGGGTAATCAGAAGGGTAACTCATAGGTACTAAAATTCGTACTTATATTTAAGCTTTGTCCTGAGTTGAAAACTGATTTAAAAGTTATTTGATTCTCGTAACATTGACTTTTTATAAAGCCATACTTTACACCATCATAACCTTCAGCTTCACAAAATTCCTTAGCAGTAATATAATCATCATACAATACTATACCAATTAATATAGAACCTACCATTAGGATAGTACAAAAAATCATTGCTCTTAGTAAACCCATTATATTCTTAATTCAAATCCTGTATACTTTCTTTTAAGCTTTCTCTTTCTTGGTGCTTTTAATCCTAAAACATTAGCGGTGAAACTTCGGGTAAATCTTCCACCGACTTCTTTACCTTTTATTCTTTTATTCCAATTATATCCACGTCCACCCCCGCCAAATCCAAACATAAGTGGTGGGAAAATAAACGGAACTCTCGGTGGTACGGTTGGTGGCGGTGGTAAGCCTGTTCTGGTTGTTGTTGTTGTTGGTGTTCTTAATCTTTTTCCCATAATAAATCTTTGTTGTTCCGCCATTGTTTGACCTGTTGACAATAGTCTTTTAGTTAACGCATTCTCTCGTTTTTTTGATAGTTGTACTACTGCTAAACCTGTTGTTGTTTGTTGTAAACTCTTACCTAGTATTTTTGTATCTAATTTAATATTGCTAATAATCTTAGAACGTGCCTTTGAAACTCTACCCTTCGTTATGTCTTTTCTTATATCTCTAGCAAATTGTTGAGCTTGTTGCCCCCCTAAATTTTCCATCTGTATAAGTTTTTCTTTAGTTACTTGTTTTGTTTTGGTTTTACTACTACCACCAAGAAAATCATCATAATCAATTTTTTGTTTTGCACGTCTTAAACTGGTAATAGTACCATAACCTTCTTCACCTATCGTATAAGCTCCTCTTGCAAACGGTGTTTCTGTTATTTCAGTAGTTACAAAAGGTTTTCTTCGTTTAAATCTTCCCACCATTTGAGAAAAACCAAAGCGTATATCAAACATTCTACCTGAAGGAAAACTTGCTTTTCTACCTTCAGTAATAAACCCACTTACTTTACCACCTTCTTGTACTAATACGCCTCTAGCTGTACCTAATCCTTCATCAAATTGACCGCCCATAAACTTACGCATTTTTATCTTTGAAAGGTCGGGTGTTTTTGCTCTAGTAATACCTATAAATGTTTGGGCGGTTTTCTGTCCCTCTTGAACTTCAATAACTGGTGCTAATATTGTATCGACCTGTACCTTTGAAGCGGGTTTGATTGAGGGTTTAAAATATCTTTTACCCCCTGTAAATATTCGTTGTCTAATTGGTTTTGTCCATGCCGATAGTACAAAAGTACCACCCGCCAAAGCCCCATATTCTTCAGCAGTAGCTTCACCTTTAATGGCTCTTTTTGCAGTCGGGGCTATTGCTATCGCTGAACCACCTGCAAAAACACTCGTACCTATCGTACCTACGGTTTTTTGGGTTGTTTTCTTTATACCTAACTTTGTTGCTCCCCAAGTTAAAGCCCTACCGCCCCATTGAATACCACGACCAATAGGTACTAACGTAAGCCCTGTTATTACTGCTGATTGTCCAAAACGTCCAACTGGGTCAACTATATTTTGTTGATAAGGTGTTCTTTTGTCAAGTGGTGTGAAGAAAGCCTTAACGGTTTTCTTAACTCCAGCAGTCTTAATTGCTTGTGTCCATGAGATAGGTCGTGATTCTGTTGTTTGATATTTTGAGATTGATGCTACAAAACCGCTATCAGTTCTATCTATCAAAGATTGTTGTCTTGATACTTCAGCAGAAGTTGGTATTGCTGTTGTACCTACGGTTTGTCTAGCCACGCGAGTACCATCTCTATAATATTCCTTCACTCCACTTTTTCTAGTTATTACTGCTGTTCCTTTTGCTTCTTTAGTTCCGAATTGTTTTAGTTCAGCTATTTCAGTAGCCGTTGCACTTCTTGGTGCAGTTGGTGTTGGTTCAGCAAGAGCTTCTTTTATTTCTTCTTCACTCTTACCTTGTCTTCTTAATCTACCTTCGGCTGTTTTTCTACGTCCTGCCCGTATTGCTTTTTGTAAACTAGCCTTAGATTTACCTATAATTCTAACAACCATAATTATTATTATATCTTTACTTATATTTAAAATATCTTGTTAACAGTTAATAAGGTTGGAAAGCAGTTACTTTTAGTTTGTGTAGTTTCCTTAATGCATCTTGGGCTTCATCTTTGTACTTTCGTATCCTTGACTGAGGAACTTCACAAGCTTCAGCCATTTGTTTAATTGACATTACTTTATTTGTGTATAAATATAAAACCAACTGACCTAAAACATCTTTCTTAACATTTGTTTCAAAAACGGCTGTATTAGTATCGTTTG